TGAGGGGTTCTTGTCCCTCACGCATGGTTTATTTAAAAATGATTTATAATATATTTTTATTATAAATAAGGGTAATTTTAAGGGTATTAAAAATGCCGTTTTGGTCTGTTTTGGGGTAAGAGTCAGCGAAGCTGACGCTCCCTTCGGAAGCAGGCCTTTTGTGAAAAGGCTGTGAATAAAATAAATTAAAAAGAAAGAAAGATAAAAGTAAAAAAAACACCTTTTACTTTTAATAAATGCCCGAAATTGTTGAAGTTCGTAAATATGCTGATTTTATTACACAAAAAATGTATGGGAAAAAAGTGGAAGAAATATTGATATTAAATGGCCGCTATAAAAAACATGGAAAACCAAAAGGCTTTTCACTTCTTGATTTTCCTTTCAAAATAATTAGTGTAAACACGAAAGGCAAGTTACTTTACATGACGCTTGATAATGGTTTATATATTGTATCCACTCTTGGTTTAAGTGGAGGTTGGTGCTTTAAATCAACGCGTTCAGATAAATACGATTTTCCAAACATGTTTGAACAATACCAAAATAATGAAAAATTGGACAAGTATTTTAAAAGAGCATTAAATCATCTTAATATTGAGTTTGTTACCAATCACGGTTCATTGTATTTTTTTGATACATTATCATTTGGGACATTAACTGTAATGGACAAGACCGAATTAAGTAATAAATTGCAAAAATTAGGTCCTGATATCATGGACGATTCTACGAATTTTGATGTATTTTTAGAAAAAGTTGATCAAAAGCCTAATGAGAAAATAGGAAATGTATTAATGGACCAAACTGTCCTTTCTGGAATAGGAAATTACTTGAGGGCTGATGTTTTGTATTTATCAAAAGTTAATCCATTCCGAAAGGTAAAAGATTTGTCTAAAAAAGAGTTGGAAAGAATTTATGACAATTGCAAGATACTAACGTTGGGTGAATATGATAGAAATCTATTGAAAAAGAAATACAAACTCCCTATAAAATTTCTACCGTATGATTATGATCGATTGTTTTTTGTATATATGCAAGATACAGATATACATGGTAATAAAGTGTTGAAAAAAGAGTTGTATAAAGGTAGTCAAAAACGTTTTATTTATTATGTAGATCATATTCAAAAATAATCACATTTCTAAAATAATATGAAAATTTTAGAAATGACTAAAATTTTTTATAAAAAAATTATCTTCCACACACACATTTTATGTGCAGATGATTTAATTTTGTTAAATATATTTAAACACACTAAATGGTTAAAATAACATATTATATATTTTACTTAACAAAATTTAGTTGATTAATAATATTAAAGGATAAAATAAGATTATAAAAAAAATAAGTGTGCAATAGTTTCGTTAAAAAATACCAAAGATGCAACAAAATTTCGTTAAATAAATTGCTATTTAAAAATTTTATATATAATAAAAGATATGTCATTAAATAATTGTGAATTTTGTAAAAAATATTTTACAAGTAAATCTATACTTACTCGTCACATTAAAACATCAAAAAATTGTATAAAATTAAGAACAAACAATAGTGAACATATATTTATTTGTTGTTTTTGTAATAAACAATTATCTTCAAAGCAACGTTTAGGAGAACATATAAAAATATGTAAAGTTAAAAAACAACTTTTAAAAGATCAAGAAGATAAAAAATATATTGAATTACAACAACAAATGAGTATTATAACAAATGAAATTGCAAAAATAAAAACAACACCAACAACTAACATAACAATAAATGATAATTCTAATAATAATTCAACTAATATTATGAACAACTATAAACCTTTACTGCAATATATGACCCCAAGTATAATTAAAGAAACGTTTGAACAAAATTATACAATTAAAGATTTTGCCGGATCCCAAAAAGCATTAGCAGATTTTACAACTAAACAGTTTTTATCAGGTAAAAATAAACCAGTTTATTTGTGTACAGATCGTTCTAGACAACATTTTACTTTTGTAGATAAAGAAAGAGATATGGAAGATCAAAATGCAATGATTCTTATAACTCTAATTTCAAAAGGATTTGGTACTGTAAAAAAGCTTTATAAAAAACAGTTAAATGATCTAAATAAACGCTTAGAAATGTTTAGAGAATCAGATAATTTAACAATGATTACTGAAACCATATCACAGATCAAAGAATTAGAAAAAAATTATCAGCAGATTTTGGCAACTCAAGATGAAGGTGATCATTATCGATGTCAACTAGCAAAGATTTTACCATCTAATATTGATAATAGATTACTTATTGATACAACAATTGAACAATTAGAAAGTGATGAAGAAAGTGATCAAGAAAGTGATCAAGAGATTGATAATGATAATGGAAGTGATAAAAATATACCTAAAAATAAACAAGAAATAAAACAACCGATTTTACATGATAAAACAGCACGACATATTGGTGGAATTACATATGGTAAACTTCGAATGTATAAAAATCATTATCAAAAAACAGGAAAAATTCTTATCCCAGAACATTATAAAAATAATGAAGAATATAAACGTGAATTTTTAACGTTTATGCATTCAGACGAATGAAAAGACGTTTATATTTATTTGATAAATATAAACCAGGCCTCCTTATAAACTTGTTCTACATATCGGACAGCTATGATGAACATCATTTTCTACCCATTTTTTCAAGCAATCTTCATGAAAATAATGAATACATTCTGTAGCAAGTACCATTGAATTATCTTCATAATCATCAAAACAAATCGGACAAGAAGTATTGTCTTTTTTATTTACCATATTTTTGTAAGGCATAATCACAAATTGATAATGAGTAGATGGCCGTTCTACACGCGGTCTTACATCAGACCTTACCACATTAGGTCTTACTTCAGACCTTACCACATTAGACATTACATCTTCTTGTTGTAATTCTTCTTGTATTTGTTGTGAAATGTTATGGACTGCATTTTGCACGACATTAGATAAGGTTTGTAATACAAATCGTCCAATGATATTTGCCGTAGACGAATAATTAGCGCTAACACTAGCACTTGCACTAGCACTTGCTGCATCATTATTTGAATTTAATCTATTTAATCTTGGTTGTTGTATTGGATTTGGTATTGGTTGTAATCTTGAAGGTTGTAATCTTGGAGGTTGTAATATTGAAGGTTGTAATATTGAGGGTTGTAATCTTGAAGGTTGTATTGGTTGTAATCTTGAAGGTTGTAATCTTGGTTGTTGTAAAATTGGTTGTTCTTCATAAAAACTAACATTTGGTTGACTAAAACTTGGTAAACGATACATGTTACCGTATTCGTCATAATTAGGATAATTATTAAGATAATTATTATTAGGATAATTATTGCTTCTATTTCTTATTGATTGAAAAGCTTGGTACAATTGAAAGAATTCTTCCATAGATGACATCTTTATTTATAATATTTTATTTATAAATAACCTTATAAATAGCCTTTAAGACGTTATCTTCAATGTGTTAATTTTTATTGAGTGTTTTTTCTACTCCGTCGCGCGGGGATGGGACCCCGCTTAGATGACACCTTCATAATGCATAATTGCTTTACGAAAATATAAATCATATTGATCATCACTAATATAGTTGTGAAACTCCTGAAACATGTCTTCACGAATTTTTGATATATGTTTACGGAAAAATCGTAAAAAGTTTCCACGTTTTTCGTAGAAACGTACAGGTAACGTCATTTCATCTAAAATTAAATCCATATCTTCTTCTTTCTCCTCTTCATTTAATTTTTTATTTAGGCGTGTTTCTAATACCGATACAATCTGATCTTCAAAACTAATTTGTACAGATAATTCTCCAAAACCAGACAGTGTATTGACAATACGTGATACATAACCAGAACTACACTTATTATTCGAATCAATTAATTCTTCCAACAAACGTTTTTCCAACTCGACTTTACATTCAGAATCTTGGATATAGGTCCACATTTTGGTGATAATATGAATTAATGTGAGATTCATTTTACCATAAATGGCTCGATCGATGGTTATCCGAATCATGGCATTTTTTAAAATTTCTTGTTTATCACTAGGTTGCTCTTCAATTAGTTTTTCTAATTCTTCTTTTACTTTTTCAAATGAAAAAGGTGTAACATTTACAGGTTGATAGATTGAAATAAATTCAATTAATTTTTCAACACTTTCTTCTATTTTTTGATTATGTACATTTTGTGAGTTTTTGAATACATTGTTACGAGCTCGTTCACCTCCTCCCAATACAAAAAGAATAATACGAGCGTTTTCAACATTTTCCGGAGTGCCATATGCTAATAAAATATCACATGCATCCGCTCGGATGTCTTCATCTAAATCTCCCATTGATGCAGTCTCTAATAAAAATGTATTTACAAATGGAAACAAGTATTCTTCGCATTTTTGAAAAATATATTGAGCGCATATTACACGGTAAAAAACATGGTTATAATTTGATTCAATAAAACGCTTGGAAATCTCGTTTGCGTAATAGTAAAATAATTCTGATGATGTTTTCAATACATTTTCTAATTGCTGAATCAGCTTGAACCGGTATAATGTTTCAATGGTAGTATCATTCACAATTGTCGATAAATATTCACGAGCATCATGTTTATACGAAATTTTTTCAGTGGTTGTCGACACCTTCAAATCATTTTTAATTAAATACAAAACAGTATCAACTCGAATAGGTGTAGGTAATTCTCCAAATAATTCATTTTGACATAATTGATTAATCATATCGTAACCTTCTTCATTTAGATTTTTTGAGCATTCAATACGATATAAAATAGGTATACTTTCAGTAGTTGCAATTAATTTGATATAACTTTTTAAAGAAACTGTTCGAGAGAACGAATACATACCGTTAATACAACTGATAATTTCGCCAAACTGTTCAGGTTCTTTTTTATAAAATTCATTCAAGTATGCTATACGGGTTGATAATGGTATAAACAAATCGATGGACCGTTTTCGCAATTCTTGTGTATTTATATAAAGGTCTAATGATTCGTATGATTCATGCAATTCGTTATTCAAAGTCGTATTCGATGTTGCATTCAAAGTTGCATTCAAAGTCGCATTAGCATCCAACCATGTTTTATTACTCATGTTTGTTGTTTATCTTTTTCTATAAATTAGTTAATTCAAAATAGATAAACCTATTTAATAATACATTCAACTAACTAAATAATGGAAGACCCTTTATTATATAACAGAAAGGTTGAAGAATCCATCGATTTCTTTAAAGAAGAATTAAAAGACGAAAATCAAAAAACGCTTCCAGAGTTTTTGGAGTATGGCGGTCCGTTGTTACTTAAAAAAGGTAAACAAGGTCTGGTAGGTTATTTGGTAAATAAAAATACATACCAACGTTATGTTTATAAAATTAGTCAATGCCTTGACTTTATCGTTGATCAAGAAAATATTGTCATGAAAGATTTAAACACCTTGCGTGATTATTGCCCACATTTCGTAAAAACATATGCGAAAATAAGATTACCTATTACGTCAAACTACGCAAAGTCTAAAAATCCGTTTCAATTTTCAAGTGAGTATAAATCAATTCTTAATGAAGTATTGATTATGCAAAATCTTGAAAATTGTGAAAAATTTTACAAATATATTAAAGATGATTCTTATTCATCGTTAGAAATGTTATCTATTGTAAAACAAGCTCTTCTTGCGACGGAGATTGCTTATCAAAAATTTGGTTTTACACATTATGATTTACATTCGGACAATATTTTACTTGAAAAATGTAATCCTAATAGTGTTTTTTTATACGTAATTGATGAAAATTACTATTTAGTACCAACCTATGGCTTGTATCCTGTCATTATTGATTTTGGGTTTTCTTACAGTAAAGGTTGTGATCAGCATCCAATGAATTGTACATTAGCGTATACGAAACAAGGGTTTACACAATGTCAACAAGATCGATACAGTGATGCAAAATTATTGTTAGTAACTGTAAGTGATGAAATGAAGAAACAACGAGGCGATAAAGAGAGTATTATTTTTCGCAACATTGTCAAAAATCTTTATAAAGATGCAAATGTGGAAATGGATTCTGGCTGGGATACTCGACAGAAAACAAGTATAACGGATGATTTTTTGGAAGATTTTGATAAAGTATTTACAAAATCGGACTTTTTTGATGACCAGGCAGATTACATTATTGATATTTTACAAACATTGGTAATTTTACCATTAAAGTATCGTCGTAGTAATGAAAAAACAAAAGATTTATTAACATTAATAATTAATGAGTTTTCAAAAATTGAACGTGTTATATCGGATGATTTTTATAATTTATTTATATTAAAGCAAATTGTTATTAGTGCTAATAAAAATAGAAATTTATATACATCTACGTCTTCACAAACTCGTAATGAAGCAGTAACAAATTTTAAAAATGATATTTTAGATGCAATCGATCGCATTGCTAAATATTGTAATCCCAAATTAAACTGGGAGCGTTTATTATGTTCATTATTATGCCTTGGTAAAAATATTGAAAACTATATGTATGATAAAATGGAATATTTACATCGTGTGAAAACAAAAGATTATTCGACTATCCCATTAAAAACAAATATTGAAATGTTTAATGCACTTGAAGCAAATCTTCCCAGTGATTTTAGATTTAATGGAGATACAATTATTTATACATGGAATGCCGATAAAGAAAATTCGTCAAAAGTAAAAGTAGATAAACGTTTAGCATTTTTACTAAATAAAACACATCCATTCGAAAGAGGTAATTTATATAAAGAGTATATTGAACATCCTGAATGGTTTGATGATGTAGAATACGATGCACAACGAGGAACGAGTTCTAGAGAAAGTTCTAAAAAAGGTGCAAGCTCTAAAGAAAGCTCTAAACGAGAAACGAGTTCTAAAGAACACTCTAAAGAATACTCTAAAGAAAGTTCCAAAGAACACTCCAAAGAAAGCTCCAAACCAGAATCAACTCCAAAACAAAACTCTAAAGAAAACTCTAAAGAAAACTCTAAAGAAAACTCTAAAGAACTCTCTAAAGAACCCTCTAACGAAAGTTTTATAGAAGAAATCTTGTTAGATGAAAATTAATGTTATTTGTTGTGAGGGGACGGGACTCCTATGGAAATAGTAGATAAAATTTTTTTTGCTTGTTGAATATAATCATCTGAGATAAGAATTAAATTATACGAATACGTATTAATGTATAACAAGGGGATATTTTCTTTATAAAAAAGTCCACTAATATAATTTACAATACCAACATGATCAATACCTTGTACATCTTCATGTATATTTATTACTGTATATTCACGTGGATCAAAAATGCTAGAATGAGTTTCATATAAACAATCATCATCTGATATGTATTTATAAATAGTAATTTCATCTTCGACAATAGTTTGACACATGATGTTATCTCGTTGAATGATAATATGACAATCTTTCATCTTGTAAATCTTAATTTTTCTAGGTAAAAATGTTACAGAAAAACAATCTATATTCATATTAATTTACTTATTTGTTTACTACTTTATATTGCTAATTTATAATAACTTACTTTATTATAAATTTAAGAAACTCCCTCCTTAAGACTCCATTAAGACTCCCTTAGGACTCCCTTAGGACTCCCTTAGGACTCCCTTAGTTTACTTGTTGGCTTTTGCACATGGCAGAAGCATAGGGATTCATTTGGACAGAATAGGCAGTTTTGAAGGTAGTACGACCGTCGCATTGGTAGTTCGTTTTTTCGTCAAAAGGATTATGAGAGGGTCCGTAACCAACACCTCCGTAATTACTTAAAAGAACCGTTTTAACGACAGGTTGAGCTGATGATGAAAAAGGAGCACCATTTTTTAATTGACACAAACCAGCTAATGAAGAGTATGACATTTTTATTAATTATAATATAATAAAATAAAATTAATTCAAATAAAATGGACGATGATATTATTCCACGTATTAAATTTATCGGTCGAATTCAAAAAGGTGAAAAAGTAAATGTAAAACATATGAACATTCAACAAGATAGTTTATTAATGAAATTAATTAGAAGTTTCGTACATAATGATACACGTGCCAATACGTTTACGTTTATCAACAATACGATCAAAAAAGGATTTGAAATATTGTCACTTCATCTTGGTGTTGATAAAGATTATGATCGGTCGCTATGTCAAAATTTAACCAATGATTTAAAACAGTGTAAAGTTGGTATGTTAAACATACGCGAAACGTATATTGAAGATTTAATGTTTTGCTGTAAAATCGATGCGTTAATAGAAGAGACCGATGCACGTTTACATGATATTGAAGTAAAGTACGAGTTTCTCAAACGCCCTTTTGACCAACTTTAAGACGACTACTACTTTAATTCTTCAGGTATTAATAATGACAAACGTGGTGGACAATTTCGATGATAACGAATATCATTGATATTAGAATTAAATATTGATTTTATAACATCAAGCCTTGTTTCGATTGAGTTTTTATTATTTTTTCCACTTAATTTATAAGATTTACCAAAATCAATTAATTTAACGTTATTTGCATTAAAATTTTCTTTATCAAAATCATCGATCAACATGAAATTATTGAGATGTTCATCTCCATGAATAATTCCATAACTTGTCATTAAATCGGACAATAGTTGATAACAACGTTGAATCAATTTTTTTATAAATAAAATATCAGCTTCTTTCAATTTACCATTTTCTAATTTTTGTAAAATATAACGATAAACAGTAATACCAAGTTTGTCGGTAACAAACATCATATAATAATTGTTTAGAAAAATTTGATAAATTGGTGTTGTATATCCTGATATTTTATATATTTGTTGTTGTATATTTATTTCATTTGCTATCCCTTTCAATTCATATGATGTTTTACCTTTCAGTGCTATATATTTTAAAACGTGTTTAACACCTTTATTTTCACCTTTACATAATCCAATTGGAGAACAATGATAAATTGATGCATTTTCTGATTGTTCTCCAATTAGATTATTCCATTCTGTTTTACATGTATAATTTACAATCTTAATTGCTGAATCTTGACCAGGTCTTTTTTTAATTTTACACAATTCAGTAAAATTTGAAATACAGTCTTGTTCTGCGATAATACCTTCTATTGGTATATCAACAATAAAAGACGTTATAATGTCACTTTCATTTGACATATTCATTCTTTATTTATGTTTTTATTTTATTTATATGTTTGACTTGTCATTAAAATTGAATATTCTATTTAATTAATAAATACAATAATAAAATGTCAACAGTTGATTACTGTTACAATATCACTACAGATTTACCATCAACTACCATTGATAAAGAACTTGTTACACAACACATCGAATCTTTATTCAGAAATAAGAAAAAATTTGGTGATGATATTGCCTTTGACAAAGATGAGAAATTACCAATTGATATTGGCTTAGCCCTTGTTTCCACCAATCATAAACAGGTAGTTCTTGATATAAAAAGTCGTGCTATTGCTATTAAAAAACGCATCAGAAAAATCTTAAATGGTATATCCAATGATGATCTCATCATTACTAAAAAAATAGCTCTAAAAAAACCAGAAGAAAAAGCTGATTGTAGTTTACATTGGTTCAAATCTGGAAAAGGTGAGAAACACTGGGATACACTAGAACACAATGGTCCCTATTTTAAACATCTTGATCCTCTTTCTAAACCCATAGAACGTTTAGGTGTTTCTTTGTATTATGACGGTAAACCTTACGAATTGAATGAAAAAGAAGAAGAAGTTGCTACCTATTACGCTCGACGCATTATCACGGAAGAAACTGGTAAAAAGAAATTTATCCAGAAAAAAGAATTCAATGATAACTTTTTTACCGATTTCAAGAAATTTTTAACCAAAGAACATTTTTCAATTTTTAAAGATTTTTCCAAATTAGATTTTTCACGTATGGTTAAACGTATCAAGGAAATCAAACAAGCCAAAGAAGAAGAAAAACGTATCCGTCGTGAAGAGAAAAAGAAACAACAAGAAAAACGTAAAGAAGAAGAAAAAGCATTTTTAAAGAATCCTGCCAATAAAGGTAAAAAATTTAGTAAGCCTGATACTGAAAAAGAGAAACAACAAGAAATGGAAAAGAAAGAAGAACGTATTAAAATTCTTGAAAAGAAATTAAATTATTCTTTTGCTTTCGTTGATGGTATGAAAAAGATTATTCGTAATTCTGGTGTAGAAATGCCTGGAATTTATGTAGGTCAAGGGGAAGAAATTGGTCAAGTAAAAGGTCGTATCAAAGAATATTATTACCCCGAAGATATCATTATTAATGTGACAAAAGGTAAAGAAGCACCTTTACCACCAAAAGGTCATAAATGGGGTGGTATTGTTCACGATGATACAGCTCGATGGACTGCAAAATACCGCGATAAAATTACCAAACGTCTTAAATATATTTTATTAGCAGAAACAGGTGATTTATTAAAATTTGAAAAAGCCCGTAAACTAAATAAACATATTGATGAGATTGAAAAACGCATTTTAAGTCTACTAAAAAGTAAAGATTCAAAAGAAAATCAGATTGGCTGTGTTTTGTATTTAATCAAAGAATATGGGTTGCGTGTTGGTAACGAAAAAGAAGATGATGAAGACGATGATGATAAATCCGAAAAAGTAGTAGGTGCAACTACCTTACTGGTACAACATGTTTCTTGTAAAATGGAAGATGCTTCACACAATTTAGTACTATCGTTTAAAGGTAAAGATTCTGTATCGTACGATGGTATGATTAGTGTTTCAGAAGCAGTCTACAAACATGTAGAAAAATTTTTAAAAAGTAAAAAACCCAATGATAATTTATTTAATGAAATATCGTCCAATGATGTGAATAAATATTTAAAGTCAATTGATAAAGATTTTTCAGCAAAAGTATTTCGAACTCGCTTGGCTAGTAGTATCATGTACGAAGGCTTAAAGAAATTAAAAAACAAAAAATATGACGAAAACTCGGATGATAATGATAAACAGAAAATTTTAGATTTTAAAGAAGTCAATAAAGAAGTAGCAGTTAAACTTAATCATAAAAAAGGTTTGACAGATGCTGTTAAAGCTAAATTAGAAAAAGATAAACAAACGATTGACGACTTGAAGAAAAAAATAAAGGCTGAAGACGATACAAAGAAAAAAGAAAAACTTAAAAAAGAACTATTCACAAAAGAAGAAAAATTTAATGAACAAAATGAAATGAAAGAAATTCAGTTGGCAACGTCATTAAAAAATTACATTGATCCTCGTATTGTTAAAGCTTGGTCAGAACACGTAAATCTTGGTGGTTGTAAAAATGAAGATTATGATTCGGAAAGTGAAGCATCTTCTGATGAAGATGATGAGGAAGAAGAGAAAGTAATTAAACATTGTGTTGATAAAGTATATTCGAAAGCGCTTATTCAACATTTTCGATGGGCTATTGAAGATGATACGTTTAATGATGATTGGGATTACAAAGAAACCGAATTAGATTGCATTGTAGGTTCAAAACTAAATCCTGAAAAAGATAGCGAAATCAAGACTAAAGAAAAAACTAAAGAAAAGTCTAAGGAAAATGCTAAAGAAAACACTAAAGAAAACACTAAAGAAAAATCTTCCGTAAAAACGTCGGTAAAAGAATTTTTATTAAAACTCGACATAAATACAGAAGCGTTTAAAAAATGTATTAAAAAAATTTCTAAACAATTTAATGTTCAAGAAAAAACCGTTTTGAATAATTTTTATAAATTACGTGGTGAAAATCAGTGAATAAATCATGGTACCATACAATTAAAATTACTCTTATTTATAACAAAAAATTATTATAAATATATTAGCTAATTTTAATCTTAAACAAGTTTGAAATATTAACAATTAACGTAACATTGTTTTTTGGTATCGCTTTTTGTGAAAAAGCGATGAAAGCGATGAAAGCGATGTAAAGTAAAATTAAAAGCGCTAAATATTTTTCTTACTAAAAGTAAAATGTCAAAACCAAATGCAATGGATACAAATCATATACTTGTTTTAGTATCTATCTGTTTGTTACTTGTTATTTCTTACATTTTATATATGCAAAAAGAATGTCCTAAATGCGTGTGTGAAAAACGACCAAATAAAAATAAAAAATAGTAAGTAATTTAACTCTAAAATGAATTCGTTCTTTCTTCCATTTGTTTTATTTTCATGGCAATTTCAATTTCTTTTAACGGTCTAGATAAATCTCGTACTTTTTTAGTCTTTAGTTCTTTTTTAATGTCAGACATTAATTCATTCTGATATAATTCATAATGAATGCCATTCATGTTAAAACAACATGAAAAAAACTTACAAAAAGGTGTAGGTGTAGGTGGTGTTGTTGACATCTTTATTATATGATTTTTATTATTTGCCAAAAAGTTGTTATAAATTTCGTATCATTCGAACATAACGAACCACGTCAATTACACTCACATCTTTATCATCATCATCTTTGCTATTCTCTTTGTCACCATCATCATTTCTACAAAATGATTTAACTACTTCTCTTAATTCTTTATCAGGTCTTTCACTTTGTATAAAATAATAAGCAATTACAAATGCTTTTGGATTTTTATAATCAATTTTTTTAATTTTTGTAATAAGATTTTTCATATTTGCTGTATTTAATGTCTTGAATTTTTCATTTTCATTTTTATATTGAGTAAATATTTTTTTAAATTTTTCTTCACCAGATAAGACACCAAAACGTCTGATACGTTCACGCATGGTTAATCCTCTTCCCAACACATCTTCATATTCGTCGTATTCACCCATATGTTCATACTGTTTAACACCTTGAACAAACTGTTGGTCATTAACTGTTTCTTCTTCTTCATCTTCTTGACGTTGTGTATCGTAATCGTCATCGTCATCTGAATCACCTCTAGTGTTTTCTACAATTCGAAAGGTCATACCACCATTACTTTCGTCATCTGATTCTTGCCCTTCATCACTAGGGGTTCTGAAGTCATTATCTGATTCATATTCATCATCGTCACTCATTTATTTTATTATAACCTATTTAAAATTTAAATGGTATTATAAAAAGATAAAGATGGATAACGCAACATTTTTAAACTTTAAAGCCATTACAACTTTTGTAAACGATTTGTATACCGAGTTTGGTAGTAAACATAAAAGTATCAGTCTTTACCATCGTTTATTAGAAAAAACTGGTATCATGCATACTGGTCCAATTTTAAAACATATTGACTGTTTTCGAACGTTTTTTAATACCAATAAAGATGCAATGGAAACACAAGATTTTTCCAAACTTACTGAAACGAAAATCAGTTATAGTGAACGAGTTTATATTGATATTGGTGTGATTTTTAATCAAAGTGACGCTGAATGTACTAAAATTATTTGGCAACATCTGTTAACCATTTGGGGTTTAATTGATCCATCCAGTCAAGCAAAACAAACCTTACGAGAAATGTTGAAAAATGAAGATGGTTCGGAGAATAAAGAAGCAGATTTTTTGAGTACTATTATTGAGAAAGTAGAAAAGTCTGTTGATCCCAGTAAAATGTCGGGCAGTAATCCAATGGAAATGGTTAGCGGTTTAATGCAATCTGGAGTCTTTAATGACCTTATTTCAGGAATGCAAGGTGGCTTGTCAGATGGTTCATTAGATATGAGTAAATTAATGGGAAGTGTCCAAGGTATGATGTCAAAGATGGCACCAGATGGTCAAATCCCACCAGAAATTTCTGGCATGATGAACATGATGGGACCAATGTTGAGCAAGATGGGCAGTGGTATGCAAAACAAAAAATAAAAAGTGTAGAGAAGTATTTATATTTACGTATAATATAAATAATATGTCTAACAATATGTCAAACAATAACACACAAATTGATATTGATCATCCATTAGATGAACAATCAAAGAAAATAATCAAATGTTTTACCGAAATAATAGATGCATTAATAACACTAAATAATAAATATGAATATTCTTCTTTTACAGAGTACAAAACCGAATACGATGATTTTATTAAAAAAAGTAATAATTTTATAAATTGTTGTGGTGAACAAGCTAAAGCCAAACCAATCCAAACCATACGTCAAAAAATGGATAGTATAACAACAAACGTAACTCATCAATATAAGATTAATAGAGGCGAAATAAAGCCTGTATACGGAGAAACATTTAAAGTAAAAAATTTTGAAGATGATATTATCAACTTACATAAAGTATTTATGATATTAATGATGTATCTAGTAACAGATATTACTATGTTGAAAGAAGTGTTAGAGATTTATGGGAGAAAATACAGAAAAAATGAATATGGTGAAGTTGCGCTTAAAATGGGCTTTAAGAGTAAAAACAAAAAACAACGTTCTAAGCAAAGATCTAAGCAAAGATCTAAACGAACATCTAAGCAAAGATCTAAAAAACGTTCAACTAAACGTTCTAAAAAGCAATCTAAAAAATAAAGAATTTAATTTAGAATTTATATTTTTGTAAATATAAATGTCTCTCAAGTATTATTTTTTATATGGAGTTATTGCTATTTCATGTATTATTCTAGGTGCAACTTTACCAAAAGAAAAAATTTTGAATAAATCAAAAAACAATTATGAAGATAATACTAGTACTACATCAATTATTTTAATTGCTATAGGTGCATTTTTATTGTGTCTACCAGGTATTCTTTTAATTTATCATGCCAGTAAATTATAAACCGCTACTTCCAAAGCCTCCATCACCTCGTAGTGTACTTGAAAGTTCTTCATTATTCTTTTCTACAACCTCTACTTTTTCATAACATTTTACAACCAGTTGAGCAATTCGATCCCCTTTGTTAAACATAAAAGGTTGATCGCTTAAATTGAATAATAAAACTCCAACGTTACCTCGATAATCTTCGTCAATTACTCCAGCTCCAATGTGAATACCGTTTTTAAGAGCCAATCCACTACGTGGTAAGATATGTCCAAAAGTTCCTTCCTGTAATTCAATCGCAATATCAAGAGGAACAAGAAGTCGTTGAAGCGGTTGTATGGTAGCAGAAATAGGTGAATATAAATCAAGGCCAGCAGCATGGTTAGATCCGCGTTTAGGAATAATCCCATTTACTGATAATTTAGATACAATGAGACTCATTTTATTAGATAATGTAATGTTTAAATTGGCTTTGTCCATGCACCAAATTTTGTATAACCACTTTGCAACCAATCATATGTATAACCTCTTTCTTCTAAATAAACAAATGCATCTATTTCTGTATTTGTTTCTTGATCCCATAAAACAATAGTAGATTCGTTACAATCTTCAATCCATTCACCATCTTTCAATATCTTTTGAGAATAATCTAATTTTTCACAATTATCACGAAATCTTTCATAAGTTGATGGAAAGAGATGTGCACGATAAAAAACTTTATCATAAAAAGTTAGATGATTAAATTTACATGTGGTTTGTTTATTTGTTTTTTTATAAATATGTAAAGTAGGCTTTGAATATAAAGCAAAATAATAAATTTGTATTTCTTCCATTTATATTTTATTTATATTTTTATATTGTCATTTTTTTTAATTAAATTTAAATTAATAAATAAGATGGCTTTAGCTTTAATTGATTTACCTGCATTAAGGCAAATTGAAGATATTAATAGGTTACCAAACCGTGATACTATTGTTCTTCATAATGATGCGATGTTGGCTTTTATAGAAATTTCTGAAATACAATTGGCTTATTTATCTGGAAATATAACAGCAAATATGGCTAATGAAAATATACGTAAAGCAGCACTTCGAATTGAAGAAAATAAAAAAGATGTGTCAATGACCAAAATAATCACTTACACGGGAAGTAGTTTAACTGCAGGGTTTTCATGGACTATTTTTTGGCCTCACTGGCAAACATTACAAAATACAATGACATTGGCTGTAGATTCATATATGAGTTTACTAAAAACAAATCCTGTAAGTGGTCTAAAAACTGCAGCTGATTTACTAGGACCTGAACTTCAACATTGTATTACAAATGGTGGTGTGCTATGTGTATTATCAGAAACATTTTCAGAAAAATGGGTTTATTTTTCAGATGTCATTCATTCCATGATGAAAAATCTTGGTCTTTCTTCACCACAACCAATTTTTAATGAAATTGCAAAATTACAATCTGTAGAGATCCCTATAATAGATCAGGGTATAATAAGTTCATCACTTGATAGTGTATGGTCAGCTACAACACGTGCATCAGCCAAAATGTTTAATGCATTGGTTTTAACAAATGAAAAATTACACGGAAACCCGTCTAAACAAACACTTGAAATAATTCAAACACATGCTAAACATATACAAGAAACTAGTTCTAATTTACTTGATTACTTTACATATATGATTGCTGGATTTACCATATTATGTTTTTTAATTTGGTTCTATAGAAAACTAGACAAAAAATCTATTATGAAAAAACGTGAACAACTTGAAAATGATGTAAGAAAACAAATGGAACAACACGCGTTGGGTTATGAACCCGAATTTCATTTACGAAAAGTAAAACAATCAAAACGTCGTTCACGTTCAAAACGATCAACGCGTGGTAAAAAATTATAAACAAAACACGGGCATATATTTTTAAGGTTGTTTTAACCTTAAAAATACTATTTTGTTGACTACTTATACGTTTGTTTTATAAAATTCGACTACTTTTGGGTCTACGGTAATTCGATACGGATTGAATTTTTTCAAATATAATCCATCTAAACTTCGTAGACGACTTAACCCCACGTATGCCATATGATTTTCAAATACACTATTTCCAAGATCGATAATCGCTTTGTCAAGTGAACATCCTTGGCTTTTGTGAATAGATAGACAAAACGCTAACTTTAACGGAAATTGTAAACGAGTTCCCAAATGTTTACCATCTTCTTCCATTTTAAATTCGTGCCTTTCAAATGGTAAAATTTCTCCAGTTATACGCTTTACAAAAATCAAATCGGATTCAAGTGATGTAATCACACCTTGTAAACCATTCACTAACCCTTCTTCAACATTTATATTTACCATCAACATCACTTGTGCACCAACTTTTAATTCCAGTACACGTGGTGAAATCATGTCCAATAAACTTGTAATTGTTTTGTCGGGTGTATTATCGTTGGCAATATAGTATACACTTTCATTTGGATTTTTGTTTAATTCTTCTTTATTGATGGCATCGACATCTTCACGTTTACTCATTAGATACACCGGTTTAATTTCAAATTCATCATTCTCTTTTGAGTCATTCAACTCCATCAAATCTTGATAAGCTTTCACTCGTTTAAATAACTCAACATTGTCTTCTGGAAAATGTTCAGCTTTACGAGCACGAGAAAGTAAACTTGCATATTTTTCATCATGAAATCGATATACTTTTTCCAATAAAATAGTATTAAATTCTGCTTCCAACCAGCTTTTTGATTCAAATGCATAATCATCATTAATTGGTGGAAGTTGATAAAAATCTCCCGTGACAATAAGGCAAATTCCACCAAATGGTTTTTGATTTTTGCGAATAATTTTAAACGTTTCATTAAGAACATTAATGTACTTTTTACCCAACATACTGATTTCGTCGATAACCAAAACATCACATTCTAGAATTCGTTGAATGGCTTTATTTTTTTTCATTTTTTTAATTACATCTTTGATAATATAGTTATGTGACAAAACACCAATTCCCGAAAAACGGTGAATGGTTTGACCTTTAATTAGATAAGAAGAAACTCCAGTAGTACTTGTAACACAAAATTGCACTAAATCCTGAAGATCATCACGAAGTTTATGAATCAAATAAGATTTTCCACTACCACCAGGGCCGGTTAAAAAGATATTTTTATGTTGTTTTACAAGATTGTGTAGATTGTCATAATTTGCTGACATTTTTATTCTTTTTTATTTTTCAAAACTTTTATTTCAATTTTAAATGTTTGATCTTTGTTATAAATATGGCTATTATATTGTTTTTTGGTGGAAGAGGCTGGATTGGTAAACAACTGGTTGAATTGTTACGAGGCCACCTAAGTATTGATAGTATAATATTATCAACTGTTAGACCTCAGCATATAGAAGAACTTCGCACAGAACTTGATAATGTTAAACCAACTCATGTCGTAAGCACGATTGGACGGACTCATGGTAAAATTAATAATAAAGAAATTCCTACCATTGATTATCTTGAATACGATGGTAAATTACAAGAAAATGTAATTGATAATCTTTATGCACCAATTACACTTGCACATGAATGTCAACGTCGAAATATCCATTATACCTATCTTGGTACTGGATGTATTTTTGAATACGATGATACTCATTCTAACGGAATAGGATTTTTAGAAGATGATGAACCGAATTTTTTTGGATCTAGCTATTCGATTATTAAAGGAGTTACCGATCAATTGATGCACCAGTTTTCTGATAGTGTACTAAATGTTCGTATTCGAATGCCTATTACATCTGACCCAAATCCACGTGATTTTATTACTAAAATTGTAAATTACACAAAGATTTGTAGTATGGCAAATTCGATGACTGTATTAGATGAACTACTTCCATTATTAGTGGAGATGATACTAGATTATCGAACAGGAACTATTCATTTAACAAATCCGGGAACTATTTCTCATGATGAAATTCTTACACTTTATAAAGAAATAATTGATTCAACAAAGACATGGCAGACCATGACATATGAAGAACAATCATTACTTCTTAAATCAAAACGTTCTAATAATGAATTAGATACAACGTTACTTCAACAATGGTTTCCAAATGTACTACCTATTAAAGAATCAATTATTAATGTGTTGAATAACCGCGTTACCAAAAATATTAACTGATTAATTTAAAGAGATGTGAACATTACCTATAATAATTTCATCGTTTGTAGTGGACGCTGAAAATGGTTTAGTAAATAAATATAAATGTCCATGTTTTACATGACTATCTAAAAATTGAATACAACCAATGGTAGCTGAATCTACTCTATAAGTGTTTCCATATTGATCTTCATATTCACCATCACCATGAATAGTAGAAAATATAGCAAACATTACACCAGAAGAAAATTTAAAAGTTCCAAAACGCCGTTCTTTCCAATTTCCTAATTTTGTAATATTACATAATTCATCCCAATCATTGTCAGATAAAATATAAGCAAGATCACCGACGTAATAATTACCAGCTGGAAATTCCATTTCGTGTGTAGTCATCATTTTTTAAACGTTTATACGTTTAAAAATATTAATTCATTTTTAAGTAGAGACCCACTCGTTATATATAATCGCAAATTTCTGGTATATTTTCAGCATTTAATTGAAACGGTTTACAACATCCAAATACTTGACCTGTTGCGACTAAGTTTTTACAATCACTTTCTGATAAATGAGGATTTACAGGTTCATTATTATGTTTATAAACGGCGTGGCGAAAGATACGACAATTGATTTCATTTTTGTAAATAATGATAGATTCTTGGCAATGTGGACAATTTATTATGATATAATCTTCCATCTTTATTTGTAGTATATTATTTTATTAGTATAAACTTTGCTTTGTTGGACAACTTACTTCCTTATTTGCGTGAAAAATAATAATCAAATAATTGAAATATTTTTCCAATACGAGTATCGTTATAAGCATTTCGGTTATTTTTGCAATTAACATACATGTTTAATAATAAATCGGTGTATTTTTGAGGTTCGTTTAATACTTTATTTAACAAGATATCATTATCAGGATTTTCAGGAGGTACACAAACAGGCATGCATGGGCGAGTAGTCATACTTCCAATTTTTTTTACAATTGGACTGGTAGGATCATTGACATTGAAAAGACTTTCCGTAATAGAACATGAATCCATATTGCAATATTTACGAGTTGCACTATTTAATACAAGGTAATCACCAATGGACATTGTTCCAGGAGCGTTTTGTTGAAATACAGGACTTTGAACAAGACCTACATTAGGTTTTGAAATATCATTATTACGACTGGCAAATTCACACGCTGCATCCCACTCCTTAGAGCACTTTTCGGCCATATAAAGTTGTGCTTCTTCGGAAGCAGGACCTTGTCTCCAGGCTAAACTGCCTTCTGTAAAAAAACTATCTACATCTCTATAAATAGATGATGCAACAGGATCAGTTCTTAGAGCTGGAGATAAAGCTGTCCCAAAATTTCGATTAGGAACATATCCCGATCTATCTTTACTAGCATAATGCACATGACTTTCGTTATTCATTTTATTATAACTACTTTTTTAATTTATTTTTATAATACATCTAAATCTAAATCTTGTTTTATAATAAATGGCCGAACTTAGACAACGTCGTCCTACAAATTCAGATGGTGATTATATTAAACCTGAAGAAATACAATCACCATCTATTAGACAATGTATAAAAATGTCTAAAGAAGATTTTTTAGTACATGAAATACAACTGTTTAAAGATCAAATAGAAGAATCTATACAAATAAAAGATCGAGTTATACGAGAACATATACAAAATGATATTAAAAAAAATATTGATAATTTTTTAAAAGATTTATACTTCTTATACATAGAACTTAATTTGGTTGCACTACAAAAGAGTTTAGGCGTTATTTTACCTGTTATTACATCATGTATAGGAAGTTGTTGTGTAAAATATTATGCTGACATAGGATGGTTATCTATTATAGGGATAATTATGTCAGGATTTTTATTAACAAAATATAATATGGATACTACAAATGTAGATAATATAGAAACACATATAGCAACACTAAAATCTGGTGAAATATTAGATAGTTTAGATAAAATTCTTATAAAAATTGATGGTGAAAAAAAAGATTCATGGGAATGTCCTATTTGTTTTGAAGATACAATTATAGATAAAAGATGGTTAAATCCGTGCATGCATGCTTTTCACGGAACATGCATCAAAGAATGGTGGAAAACTGATAAAAAAACTAAAAATATACCTGATGATGAATATAATTATCCGTGCCCGTTATGTAAACAAAATACTGCAAAAAACGAACCTTTTATTACGGATCATATGTATTTTTCAGAAAAAAAGCTCAAATATGATTTTAATCCAAGCAACAAACGAAGCAACAAACGAAGCAATCGTCGAACGGGGACGGAACCCCGTAAACGAAGCAACAAACAAAGTAATCGTCGCAATGGGGCGGAACCCCGTAAACGAAGCAACAAACGTAGTAACAAACGTAGTAACAAACGTAGTAACAAACGTAGTAACAAACGTCGTAATGGGGCGGAACCCCGTAAACGAAGCAACAAACGTAGTAACAAACGTAGTAACAAACGTAGTAACAAACGTCGTAATGGGAAAGAACCCCGTAAACGTAGTAATATTCACAATGGGAAATAACCCCGTAAACGTAGTAATTAAAAACCGTTGCACGGGGACAGGACCCCTCTTTTTAATTTCATTTTAAATAGACAAAATATAATATAGTAGATATAATAAAGTTTTAATTTAAATGAATCGATTCAAATCGAATAATTATTTATACGACTGGATAAGTTGTATTATACCAGATCGTATTTATTTTGGACCTATTCCAAATTCAGATATGATGGAACAATTAATTGAAAATAAATTCAATCTTATTGTCAATCTAACCGAAACGCCCTATATAATTAATAACACACCTGACATTACCTTTTTACATTTTCCAATTATTGATAATTCTATCCCTGAAAATATACCAGAATATTGTAAATTTATTGTCAACTTGAAACGTCTTTATGAGTCTAATAAAATAAAAATGTATATCCATTGCAAAGGTGGTCATTCTCGAAGTAGTATGGTTACTGTATCCTTATTATTTTGTATTTACAATCAAGAGTTAAAAGAAATTATCAATACTGTAATTAATGCACACCGAAGTCGTGTAACCATTCGCGAAATTTGGAAATATAAGTCTCCATTTAACTACAAACAATTCATGTTTTTATGTAGCATTCACAAAAATGTTTACATTAATAGCAATTCTGATAGTAAAGTATACAATTGGTTATCTCCTAAAAATATTTGGGTTAACAATATGAATACATTGGACGATTATGTACAATGTTCCATTACCAACGGAAAACCTATTCAGTTATTTGATTTGATTAAACAAAACACCTATTTATTATCCCGTATTAAGAACACGTATCTGAAAAAACTAACGTTTATTTTTGAAGACAAAACCGTTAGCGATTTTTATAATTATACATTTAAAAATGTACGCGAACATTTGGCAATCGCCTTCTAAATTTACTTTGTAAATATTAATTATTATCATCATCGGGTTGTACTTTATTCATTTTCAATCTATTATGTATGATATATATATACTAGAAATTGTAAATAATAATAGATCAGATGAACCTCTTATTAATAATGGCATATCTGATTTCATTTGACTATAAGAAATCCATAACGATGATGAAATCATATTTATAATAGAAAATATCAAAGAATATGGATTTGTAGATTTTTTTGTATATAATAAATACATAAAAATAAATCTTCCTGATACAGAAATAGCAGTAGCTGAATAGGCTGTAACTAATTCTGTTGTCATATTTATTTAATAAGAATACATTTTTATAATAAAAAATTATTATAAATAAGCTTAACTTTGGTTAACATAAATTTGGGTAGGTTTTGACTTCAACCTTTTTAAAACTTTCTAGCATTTCATAAATAATCGGTATAATAGACAATAAAATAACCAATGTAATATACAAATATTTATTAATATGCCAATGATAATCTTTTGATGCATAAACAAATGCAACAGGTAATGCAATACTCATAATAAGTGCAGAAATAATCAAAAATTTACGAATATGTGTAGTATACGTAATATTTGGATTTGGTTTTTCTCTATCTTTGGGTAAACATATTCCCCCATTACATTTACAATTTTCCCCGCAATCACTATTTGTTTGGCAATCACAATTAATATCTGTGATGGTTTCATCATGGTAACAAAATTCTTCTGGAATATGAATAACTTTTCTTTCATTAAATGCACCAGCACTAACACATTTTTTCTCTTTACCTTCACAAATGTATTTGCCTAGTAAAAATCTCGATAAATAATAGGTAAGATATCCAAAACCACTAAAAACAATTAAGCATATACAAAACATTGTAAAGCTTTCATAGTTTTTATTTTTTGTAATTAAGAATGCTAACCCAGTCATTATTACTGTATAAAAAATACCAATCACAAGCACATTGGTGTTAAATAAACTTAACGTATCTGGTTTGACGACACCACAATTTTTTTCAAATTTATCTTTATCGAAATCGGAATCTTTACCAGGTAAAATTGTTCCATCATTTTTACTATAAACCCAATCTTGTACGGTACTACATACTTCTATATCATTACAAGTGTTATTATTAATACCTAATAATGTGAGTACTTCTGGACGATCATTACATTTTTTATTAAAACAAAGCGCTTCGGCTGTACCTTGTTTCTGACTACCAGCTGGTGCTACAAAACTATTGTAACAAAGACAGTCAGGAGATGCACTTGTAACAACAAATTGTGAAAGTGTCGTGTTGGATGGTTGAATATTTTCAAAGGAATAATTTGACATGCAATACGTTTCAATATTATCTTTTGTTCGATTGCTTTGATAATACGAAAACGGAATGGTTCCTGTTTCTTGTATAATCTTGTTGATCATAGAATTTGTATAATTCATTTTTCCACCAAGTTGACTTTCAAAATAAGCAAGTGTCATGACAGACCATTTTGTGACCTTAACAGTAATAGGTGCTGCTACAAAAAATTCATAATAAGGGCGATCATCTAATTGATTATATTGAAAAAAAGGTACAAGTTTATTGTTGTTTGGATCTGTAACTGGTTTTTTTAGTATGGATAATGTATTATTTGTACTAGAAAGAAAGATGGACTCATTTGGGTATAAAAAGTTATTAATCGATTCAAATTCAGGGTCAGATAAAGGCAATTTTGTATTATTATTTATACCTTCACGATCTCGAAAAAAATTGGAAAGTATCAATCTAAAAAACGTATCAGGATCTTGAAAGGTACCATATTCATCTATTTGATCAAATGATAAATAAACAGTAAGATAACAATCACCATTACTCGGGTCTTGATATGCTTCAGGAAAAAGTAACGTTTTTTTAATCATATCTAGTTTACTTTTTTGATCATAAAAAATAGTATCAAGAATATTACATAAATCATCTTTATAGTTTGATAAATTGGTTAATCGATTACAGTTAAATAAAAAGTCATTTCTATTATCAGCTTTAAATGGTCCTGTTTGATAGATTTGGTGGTAGAAAATATTGGATATCATGTAAATAATGCTTGTATTGCTTACATAATTCTGAACAGCTAATGGTAAAGGTGTTTTGGTTGCTCCTATATTTTTAGAAATATTAGTTACAATATTCGGTAAATAGATTAATGAATTTTCTGTGATTTCATTTTGAAATACATTTGCATAAAAACGTGCAAAAATAGAACCTTTATTTGGATTAGAAATATCAAAATCAAGTTTCCAGCCATTGTCTTGTACACCTAATAAATCATTATTAATTGAAAAATTGGTGAAATAAGAGGTTGGATCTACACTTGTTTTTACACATTGACCTTGAATAGAAGAATCGATAACTGTCGATAATTGCGATGAAAATTCACCAGACCAGGCTTTACCTTTACATGTATATATACAATTTGATGTACTATATGTATCACCACTTCCTGGAGAATATTTATTAGTACAGCTTTCTTTTTTTACATCGATATTTGTATCTGTATCAATATAAAACTTATTGGTAGGTAGTTTTTCATATACACATTTAGTTTTATTACTTTCAGGGCATACACATCCTTGTGTAGACATTTTCCCGTCTTTATAGGTACCTTCAATACTTGTAATTTCTATATTATTTTTAAATTGTACAACATTTGGACCAGACCATCCAATATTAACAATTGGATAAAATACACCATATGAAAAACTTTTATCAAAATTGGTTTTTGTTGTCATTCATATTTATTATTTATAAAAAATAATAAAATCACATGTTTTAGTTGACTCTTTTAGTTGACTCTAACATCACCATTTTGTGACCGTGAACGCCACCACATCATTACAATAACCAACAATAAAATAATTCCAATAATTAACCATCCCCAACCTCTCATAAACGATGAAAATTTATACATTTGGTCGTTACAAAAACCTGTCATTCCAATTAATTCACCGCCTTTAGATTCTGGTAACGCATTACGAAAATCATATACATCACCAATTTTCAATTGATAACAATAATTGTCATAATTAGATGCTACATTTTTTGCTAATCCAATAACATTATCACCATTTTTGTTCTTGCATTTTACAAATTCATCACTATCTATATAAATGGATAATGGCAAGTTTAACATATCTACCAACATGAAACGGGCAAATTTAGCACGTCGATGGCTGTCATCATCAAAACTTAAATATTCTTCCCATTCTTTATCATTTAAATTTGCCATGATCAAATTATCAGCAATAACAAACTCACCTACTGTTTCCATAAGTGTTGACTCTCGTGGACATTTATTAAAGTCTCCAGGTTTTCCTTTAACATGTTTCATAAACGCACCAGGTGTACAAATTGCAGCATCTCTCCCCTCAACACCTTTAAGATATTGTATAGGAATTTTATATTGTAAACCATCTTCTGAATAAACAAGTTTTAACGGATTGGGTGGGAGATCAATTCCTGTATCAATTGCATATTGTTGATAATTTTTAATTAAATTTTCAAGGTTTAAATAAGTTGCTTTATTATATCCACCATTTATAGCAATATTTCCACCTCCAACGCTAGAAATAACAATCTGTAACAAATTTGCCCCAGATTTAGAAAAATCGGACGGAAGTAATGGGTAAATATAACGCAATGGAGGTTCTGATAAAGATGTACGTGTTTCTTTCAATTCACTACAACTTGCACTTCCGCAATTAGTTCCTCCAGGAATACAGTCTTTATAATCATTAAAATAAGGAGGCCATTTATATAAAAACGAACAAGCAAAAAATAACACAATAATAAGAAGAATAACAGGAAATGTATTCAATACACTTGTAGCGCTTTTTGATACAGAATAGCCAAGTGCCAATATCACCAATGCTAATGCTACTAAAAAACTTGCTAATCCGGCTACTTCTGCTTTTGCTTTTTGTTCAGCTGTTTGCGAAACTTTATTAATAATGGAAGCAGTTTGTTGGTTATTTAATGTTTGTTGAGATAAGAAATCGCCTTCTGAACTAAAATCAATATTGACATCACCATGCAGCGTTGAATTTTCACAATGAAATGTATTATCAATTGAACTATACTGAGATACACCAGCTGTCATTGCATTAATCACTTCAGTTGAAGCATTCACAAACATGGAAGAGCTATTACTGGCATCAGCATATCCTAAACCTAATGAACCGACAGCAGATACAGCTTCTTGTAGCATTTTTTGTTGAATGTCATTTTCTATATTGGCATTTTGCATGGCAGTAACAATTTGAGAACTACTTTGGGCGACTTTAGCAACTGTATTTGCATTGACATTACCTTGTACATCACAGTTTTCAAAAAGAATTTTATTTTGTATTTTACTAACTTGACTAGCGTTTGCTTCTGTTTTATTTTCTACATAATTGGATACATTTGTAATTGCATCAGCTACATTCTTTGATTTTGAAGCACCCATTATTTATTTTATACTATTAATTATTTATTATTATTTTAATAAAATGAGTTCAGAGTCTAGCACATTATTACCTGAAGCTAGTCTAAATTTGGAGTCTAATACAGGGTCTAACGCGGGATCTAACGTAGAATCTAACGTGTATTCTAACGTAGAATCTAACCTTGGATCTAACGTAGAATCACCTTATTATGAACCAGACAGTGGTATTAATTGGTGGATTGTAGTTCTCATTGTTGTTATTATTCTTGGTATCATTGGAGTTATTTTATACTTTACTGTGTTTCGTAAGAAAAAGTGTACATCTAATGCTGATTGCAACAACCAAGTTTGTAACATAAATGGTGAATGTGTTGACCCTGATCGTAAAGTCGAAACATGTTATGGTGAAAATGCTTGTAAAGCTCCACGAATCTGTGTAAATGATGTTTGTGAATGCCCATCTTACGAAAGCAAAGCTCAAGATGGAAAATTGGTTAAAAAAGTAGGTCCTAACTGTGAATACAATGATGAACTATGTAATAATCAAGGTATTGTTGGAAATGACGGTAAATGTGTTTGTAACAGTTATATTAGTCCGGCAACTGGAAAAAGTAAACAATACATTGGCAAAAATTGCGAAATGAGTGATTATGATTGCAAAAAAGATGATATATATGGTATTAAAAATGCAAATGGAACGTGTGATTATTGCAGTCCTAATGGTAAAAAAGATGAAAAATCAGAAAATTGTGTGTGCAATCATGGATTTTTAATGCCTTATTGTCGACAAAAATATACAGATGCTAATTGTAACCGTGGAAAAGTTAATGATTTCGATACAACAACAAATTGCTTGTGTGAAGATGGATGGGATCCAGCTACCGATTGTAAAGAGTGTTTACCAGGACGAGGACCAGGTAATGGCGATTGTAGTTTAAAATTATATTCTGCTGATGGTAAAACGCCAAAAGAACATACTTTTTCTGTAAAAGGAGGCGATAGTGATTATGATTATACTAATTGGTGTTTTGATACAGGTAAATGGACATATGAAGGTAAAGGTAATGAAGTATGTAAACATATGTTTGGACCAGACGCTAAGACTGCAAACTCGTATTGTTCACATGATGATGCTTGCGCAGGTATTACAAATAGATTCAATTGCGTTGTACCTAAATTCTATGTAAATAAAGATGAAAATGTAGATAATGATAGTTATAAGGAATGTAATGTTAATGGACCTGATAGTGGAGGTAGAAAAACAACTTTATATCCAGCAGGATTTACAATTATAGGTTCAGATGGTAATAAGTATCCATCAAAATAATAGCTCTTCCGGCGTTTTAAGTTACCCTCATTTATAATAAAAATAAACCAGTTTAAAAATATTAACAATTATTAGCCAATTTCTTAAGTGTATTTTTGGTATAGAAAGCGGTGTAAAATTGAAATAAACATTTAATAAAATGAAAATAATAAAAATGGATAAATACACATTCAATACAACATTAGAAAATTTTTTATCAAATAATGGACCTATAAAAGAGCTAAATTCTGATAATGAAACATGGACTCTATCTAAACCTATTAGTATTACTCGTGTATCTTTCCATATTTATGATTATATTAAAGAAAAAAGTCTTCAACATCCTTATAAATCTAGTATATTTTTCTGTGATGAAAATTTAAAAAAATTATACAATATAACTGATAATAGTATTGAAAAAGAATTTTGGACGATTAAAGATATGGTAAAGAGTCACGTTAAGAGACTAACGTAGATACTAACGTAGACACTCGCGTTTTGTACTAAAAAAGTGGTTTTAAAGAAAAAGATTATTAGTAAACAAACTATGAAATATAATATTCATTATCCATTATTATTTGAAATGTTTAAAGCGCTTGATATACAATCAGAAGAGTTAGACGAATACGAAGAAGTAGTTAAAGTTAATAAACATGCAATAGGTACATTATTATGCTGGTTACGTAACAATATTGATCATATAACAAACGAACGTTGGAATGATATTAGTGATTCATTTCGATTTACGTCATTTACAAATGAATCAAAAAGTGTAAACATGTATTTTATATTATCTAATTGTACATCAAAACATAGAGATATTTTACGATTATTTCTAATGGAATTGCTAAAAGAAGATAATCACCACACAGAAAACTTAAGTATTGATGAAGTATTTAATTATACATTATCAGGTTGTTAACGCTAAAGTTATAAAATTAAATTTTTTAATTTTATATAAATAAAACAATGAATCTCGTTAATTTATTGTTAGAAGCATGTATATTAGGTGTATTAAATGTCATCTTTGGATTCATTGTATCCTATATTTCAATGGGTGAAAAAGCAAAAACATTTGAACATTGGAAGAGCGTTTTAATCGGTTTCTTTATAGCCGGTGTTCTTATACATTTGTTTTGCGAAATGTCTGGTATCAACAAGACATACTGTATAAAAGGCAATGCTTGTAAAGTTAATTTAGCCTAAGTTAATTCTAAGTTAATTCTAAGTTAATTAACCTTGCTTATTTTTATAATAGTAACTTATAAAAATTGTAATTATATATAAATGGGTAACAAAGACTTAAAAAAGAGTTAAAAAAGAGTATTTATGAATTTAATTAATGACCTAGAACTAGTTTTATTTTATTTTTTGACACCACGTGATCTTTTAGAATATCGTTGTTTAACAAAAAATAAAAATAAAATCATTACAAACTTTTTAAAAAAAACAAGCCATACAACTCGTTTATTATTACTTATTTGTCCAATGTGTGGAAACGATTGGATTAATACTGAAAAAATCTCCTCTGATCTCACCTTTAAAGATATCGATGACAAAGATAGTACAGTAGAACGCGTTTTGTACATCGAACAAAAATTTCCAGAAGATGAAACTTTTCGTAAACATCTTTTCTGTAAAGAATGTGAAGACTATTGCGATGATTATCATATTCCATTTTTTACAAAACAAACATTCATGTCTCATTTTGTTTTGCGCAATTTTTGTAATTATGTATTACACGTTGATTATTATCACGATTCACCTTGGACGTTTATAACAAGTGAAACAAAAGAAGGACTAGCTTGGAATCAATATAATTATGATAAATTTGTTGAAATCATTTACGATCAAATTGAATATGATGAACATGATCATGATGATTACGACGATATATAAATATATCACAGCCTTTTCACAAAAGGCCGTACCCCAAAACAGACCACCGAGCTTTGCTCGGCGCGGGCGGAGCCGTAAACGGATGTTTTTAGTCTTAAACCAGTTTAAAATATTAACAAATAACATTATTAAAAAATAGTGGATAGCATGTGAAATATATTTATCACTACACAATGTTTTTAGCTGTTTTGGGGTAAGTCAGCGGGGCTGACGCTCCCGAAGGGAGCAGGCTTTTTTCGAAAAGACTGTTGATTATTTATAGCTTTTATAAATATCATACAATTCTAGAATTACAATTTCTGGATAAAATCTTGGATCATCAATATCACTAACTTCTTCGTAAAAAGCGTGAGCTCTATTATCATAAGATTCTTCGAAAACATCTATGAAAACCTTTGTATCATATGGCTCTTCAAAACGTTCAATAGGATCAAATAATTTACTTAAATATGTTTTAAGAGGTTTTGGTAAACTTGGATAAGGTTGAAAATGTAATGCAGCAAATAATAAACGTAAATCTTGTGATTTATTTAAACATCGTTTATCATCTTTATATCGATCAGTATGTATTATTATGTTTGGTAACTCACAACATTTTGTTAAATCTGCGCAAGCCATACCCAAATCAATAATATAAGGACGATAATCACTTGAAATAGTTTCGTCATACAATTCAATGATATTTTTATTTTCATTTTCTTCTATCATTTTAAACATAATATTACCAGGGTGAAAATCACCATGTGTAAAATGAATAGCTTTTTGAAGACATAATAAATAATATGTAATTTGTATAAGAACTTTTAGTACAATCACACTGTTTTGAATTTCTTTGAAAAATCTAACTCCATTCATCTCTAATTTTTCCATAACAGATACAAGACAAAGTTTGTTATCGTCCGTGATATCTTTGTATAGCTTTTTAATTTCCGGAAAAGGTTGTGGAAAAAATCTATCAAAAGTAATCATTGCTGCATGGAAATAATATAATAAAACACTCGTTAAATTTTCTTCTATAAAAGCTGAAAGATATTTATTTTTATCAGAAACAATAAGACGTGTCCCTGTATCAATATAATTAATCTTATCGGTAGTGACTTTTAGTACATCATTTGTATCAACATCATTATAAATTATACCATATGAACCCTTTCCAATTTGTATTAAATTCTTATATTTTGATGGAAGTATTTCTAATAAATCTACAAGATAAATAGCATCAGTTTTATTTTTAAAAATTTTACATAAGAGTTCTTTAATAACAACAACGTTATGCGAGTTTGAGTCTATAATATCCAGTAATAATGGGAGAACTTTATTTAGATGGTTACAATCAAATGTAATTGTACTATTTCTAGAGTTATTCACACCCATTTTATATTTTATAAAATTGTTTTTATAAAGTTAAATTACCTAAAAAGAAAATACTCAACAGTATACTAAGACAAAAAACTAAGAACTACAAGTATGTTATCTAAAATCCAATTTGAACAATCTGAAACAATTCAGCAACCTATTATTGATTCTGCTCATCGAATTTTTTGCATCGATGTGTCAGGTTCAATGTTTGGAGAGTTACCCGATATTCGTCGCCAATTAAAGAATAAAATTCCTACTGCTATTCGTGAAAATGATTACATGACATTGATTTGGTTTTCTGGTAAAGGTCAATTCGGTACCATTTTTGAACATATTTCGATTAATGATTTGAAAGATTTATCTAATATTAATAATGCTATTGACCGTTATCTTAAAACGGTTGGTCTAACTGGTTTTGTTGAACCTATTAAATTGGCTAAAAAGTTAGCTGAAACCTACGTTGAGCAACCTCAAGTTTTTTTTCTAACGGATGGTGGTGAAAATAGTTGGAACATTCAGGAATGCGAAAAAGCATTTGAAGATATGAAAGATATTCCATTGATTATCGTTGAATACCAATATTATTGCGATCGCATTTTTTTGTCTCGTTTGGCTGAATTATCTAACGGTGTTTCTATTTTTAATGAAAATTTTGAGTCGTATGATGTATCGTTTGACAGTTACATGAAAAATAAAGTATCCAAGATGAAGACTATCGAAAGTGGTTTACCCATTATTTATATTGATAATGGAACATTTGTATCAAAGATGCCTACTGCTGAAAGTCTTGGTATCTTTCGAATTCCCATTCATGTAGACCAAGTTTGGAAAGTTGATTCAACACAATCGTTTAATGAAGAAGTAGTTGCAAATGACGTTTATTTGACAATGTTGTACGCGTTGCAAACCAAACAACCAGATATCATGGAAAAATGTGTGAATGTTCTAGGTGATGTTTATATCACCAAACAATACTCAGTTTGTTTTTCCAAACAAGATAAATCTCGATTATTTGAACATATTACGAATTGTGTAACTGATCCAACCAATTTTGCCTTTAAAGAAGGCGTTGATATTAATTTTAAAATCGATGACAATGCATTTACGATTGTGGACTTGTTACAAATTCTTCAAGGAGATAATAAATCACGTTATTACGCCTATCATCCATCCGTTAATTATAACCGTATTTCGAAAGAAATTAAAGATGATGAAATTGAATTTATTCCAAATCGAGAATTAGGATCGAGCTTTCATTTAGTTTATCATCAATCTCGTGCAAATATTTCCATTTGCTGTCAAGTAGTTGGTCATGAAAAGAATAAACAAACTGAAGAAATGAAACCTGTTACATCGTTTCGTAATTTTACTATTGTAAAAGATGGAATTAAAAATATGGATACTATTGCTGTTTCTTTTTCAGCAGAAACATTTGAAGTATTGAAAAACACATATTTGTTTTCGGAGATTGACATCTATGATGAAAATAAAGTATATGTGTTGAATTTGAAAAATCTGCCGGTAGTGAATCGTAAATTTGCAAAGGTTGTATTTACTGATGATGATTTTTGCACATCTCATGTACAATTAAATTCATTAAAGTCTCAAATGAAATATATTAAAAAAATGATTCAAAATAGTGTAGTGGAAAAAGACGATGATGAAGAAAAAGAAAAATCAACTTTTGAACGTAAAAAACCCGACCCAGATGCTGTTCGCGATTTTTATATTGCACCTGAATTACAAGTAAAGATTTCCAAATGTTCGTCGGTTCCTACTATCAACGAGAAATTGTTGGCAAAATTAGATGGACCTGTGGCAAAATTGACTTTATCAGAATGGTTAATGCTTGGTATTCATAGTGAATACAAGAGCATTTTGGGTGACAAATTGAATTGGTTGCAAACGAAACAAACTGAATTGAAGCAATCTATTCATCAATTGACGACGTATTTGGAACAAGCTAAAATGGCATTACTGATTGGGGGATGTTGGTTTAGTAATTGCAATGCTGACCAAAAGACATTTAGTGTGTCTTTTCAAGAAAAATCATTTGAAGTTAATGTAGAAATTAACGATATTAATGTTTATATGTAGCGCGGTTCCGCAGAGGGGTCCCGGCCCCTCACGCCGGCGTTTAAAAATAATGAGTATAAATTTAAATTTATAATAAATAATTATTATAAAAAATAGAGAGATGTTTGGTTCAAGTTAGTTAGCAAAAATGTCGTAAAGTGATTTAAAGAAATGGTAATATATGTAGCATCTATCGTATAGTGGCTATTATCTCACTCTTCCAAAGTGAGGACGCGGATTCGATTTCCGCTAGATGCAATTTTTATGGTTTACTATAAAAATTTAAAGCTATTTATTTCTTTTTCAAATAATCCGTATTTTGACTAAATCTTCTTTATCAATATCTTTTGACACATCTAAGTCAACTTTTTTTAATTCGTCAACTAAGTCATCTTTATTTAATCCCATTCTATCGATAGCTTTTTCTATATAATATAAATCATGATGAATGAGTATTTCATCTTCAAGACTATTTTCTTGAATATCATCAATTTTTAAACTTTTTGCTAGTGCAATAACATCACTATTAGATACTATTTCTATCTTTGTTACTTGTAAAGGTTTTGAGAAATCATCCAAATAATTTAAAAGTTGTTCTGATGTAGGTCGATCAGGATATGGATTTAACATATTAAAAAGTGCAATTTTATAAGGTTTAGATAAAGACAATTTTTTTATTTTTTCCTTAACTTTTGTATATTCTTCTTCTTTAGTTTTATTAACTAAATAAATCGGTAAAGATGATTCATCTGTTAGTATCTCTAAAAATGTCATACCAAGAGAATAAATATCAGAAAGTCCATTAACTTTATAAGAAGGATTCAAAAATAAATATGGATCCATATAAGATACTGTTCCAGCGTTTTTTACTTCACGACAACGAATTATATCATGTTCTGATGTCATCCCGCAACCAAACCCTAGATCAATTAGTTTCAATTGACCATCTTTGGTAATCATAATATTATCAGGTTTAATATCACGGTGTAAAATACCCTTAGAATGGATATATTGTAAAATAGTAATCATTTCTTTCATAAAAACCTCAATCTTATCTATGTCTATATGCGATTCTGATAACGTTTTTCCATCAATGTATTCCATTACAATAAAAAACGACTTGTTGAAATCGTTATAGTAATAATCATAAATACAAACAATACCAGGATAACAATGAGGACTTTTAGATAATTTATTATACAATTTTATTTCATTTTTATACATACTTATCATATCAGATAGAACATTTTCTTTTTCTACTGATGATAATCTTTCAAAATTAGGAGGTTGTTTAAGTAATAGTTGTTTGATAGCATACTTTGTAGGTAATTTTTTATATTTTTTTTCGTCTTTATCCATAAATTCTATTTCATATCCTTCATAAACTGCACCAAAAGATCCTTTTCCTAAATTTTTTTCAGTAACTAGATAGTGTTTTCCACTATCACTTGCTGTAAAAATAACTTCTTCATCTGACATTTATTTATTATTTATTTATTGTATAATTTATAATTAAATTTATAAATTTAAATTTACACCATTTCATACGTTGGATCAATTTCATAAATTGGATTTAATCGTTTTTTTCTATTGATAAAAAAATCACTATTATTGTTTCTAAATTTATATGTCAAGATAACTAGCAAAATAAAAAATAACATTACAAAATCAATCATCTTTATTTATATAAAATAAATGATATTCAATTGGTTACGTTTATTAATTCATATTTTTGTTCTGGTTTCATTTTTTGTTTCATCTAAAACAGTCTATCCTAGTTATGGTAAATACAATACATTCACGCAAATAACGAATGATATCGTAAATGGAGTTGAAGATTTTTCGTGGGTTGGATCCATAAAAGGTCGTAATGATGCAAGAGTTTTATTTAGTCCTACGCGTAGTATGAAAAAAGGTATCGAAATCATCTTTGGTGCAAAAGGAAATAATGAAATCGAAATTTATGACATGCATGATGGTTCTGGAGACTTTAACTTTATTGCACCGATTTATCATGGGCAAATTCTGTCTGAATATGAATATCGTAATTATTGGATCAATTGGATAAATGGAGAAATTACAATCGGATTTGGTAATCAAGTCTATCGTAATATGATTTTATCTTATCGTAATGATGCACTTGAAGCTGAAACAAAGTGGATTATGCCTCGTATAGGTAAATATTACATTCGTTATGTTTCGTTTTCTTCATGGGATATGCCAATTTTTTATAAAAAGATAGTTATTGGTAGAGGCATCTTACCTTTACCAGGTGTATTTTCCGTTGCGGCAAATTATGAACAATTTAACCAACCAAATATGTTTTGGCTTTCATCTTCTTTTTTTGAAATTGTAATTGAAGTACAGGGGCTAAGTGATGTTTGTATCGGATTTTTAACTACCCATAAATGGAAAAATACTGAAGATATTAACGCAATAGAAGTAATATTAAATGATGCATTAAATCGACAACATACATATCCACGCAATCTAATTCGATCAGGTACAGGTAACTCTGGTGTTATTTTTGCTATTTCAAATGATACAAAAGATGTACTTTCTCCAGTAGAATTTCGGAAATTTTGGATTTCATACTATAACCGAAAAATGTCTGTTGGATATGGTGATAGTATCGGTAAAAATGAATTCATGTCAACAGATGAACCTTTACCATTGTTTCCAACCAATAAAGTTGTTTTGGGATTTACAGGTTATTTTTTGTCTTACGCAGTTCGTATTTTATCGGTTTTGTCTAATGATGTTGATTATACACTTATGCATAATTATAATTATAAAGTTAATTCCAAGGTTAATTCCAATGTTAATTCCAAAGTTAATTCTAATTCTAAAAAAGTTAATCATCAAATTGTACCAATTTCATTTCATTATGGCAGGCAAAAACCTTATTTACCATTTATTCCACCAAAAAAGCCTCAAGAATGTTTGATGCAATGTAGAGCTTTACGTTTATATTCTATAAGCTTGCCTGTATTTGCTCGTTATCAATGGTGGCATAATGGAGCATATTGCGCTGAAGTAGCTATTCAACAAGCAGCGATGTCATTAGGTAATTATTATAGCCAAGCAGTAATAAGGAAAGCATCACCTTATCCTGGTGATGCAACGTTTTTCGGAGATTCTATCATTGGATACGAAATTATACCAGATAATATTGAAAAAACACTCAAACATTTGGGCATCCCATTTACAAGTTACAAAAAAAGTAAAGGTCAAAGTAATTACTTTAAATGGATTAAATATCATCTTGTTCGTGGCCATCCTATTATTTGGTATGTACAAACAACGAGCAGTGAATATGTCGAACATGCTGAAGCTGTATTTGGATATTTTTCAAATCATCCACTTAATGACCCAGAAGTTTACCCAGATGATTTAATTCAGCATTATTCTGGGTCTGATTTATTACCTTATTTTCGAAGAATTGATTCTTTTATAGGAAAAAATTGTACCTATGGTATATCGATGGGTAGTGAATGTATTCCAGAAAAAAAACAATTTGGTTATGCTTTATTACCAGCACAATCACCGAAATTGTATATCCGTATTTCCGATGGCGGTAAAGAACCACCACCACCAACTATAATAAATGTAAATGCAACTATTTTTTTGCAAAAACTTTTGATTGGGCAAGATTACAGAATTATTAAAAAATTTTGTAATGCAAATGGTAATACAAATGTATGTAAAACTAAAATCGTACATGAATTTTTATCATTAGATGAAAACTATGAATGGAATGATCCAGACTCATTTTTATCTTCTTTTGCTGTTTTTTACTCTACTACGGGATTCCGCCCCATTACGTATGATTGACCTATTTTTACGGGGTTCATCCCCATTACGTATGATTGACCTATTTTTACGAGATTTAGATCTATTTTTACGGGTTCGTTGGTTTGATCTATGTTTACGGGATTTAGACCTACGTGTCGATCTCAATTTGTGTTCATATTTTGATTTTTTCGGTAAATTTTCAAAAGGTGGTTGATTTTCCTTGTCTTCATTATTTTCAATTAAAAAAGAATAATCCAAGTTTTCTATAACATATTCATCACTATAATATTTCAATAAAAAAGGATATAAATTTGTATCTCCCATAATGGTTAATGTTTTATCTAATTTTATTGGCATTCCAGTAGTTAATAATGGATGGTTTTGATCAAGATCACAATCGATTTCTATGACTTGTTCTGGTTTGACTTGTTCTGGTTTAACTTGTTCTGGTTTAACTTGATTTTCTTTATAAAATTCAATTTTTAATTCAAACATATTCTCAATCATGTCTTTATACTGATGATTGATAAAAAATAAAGCTAGCGGTGTCGCATATCTACCACCATTTGGTTCTATGACTTGATCATAACAATTGTGTAAAGTATGCGATTTAAATTTTTCATGAGAAAGTATATATAATATTTTTTCGTATTCATAATAACGCTGGTATTCTTCTTTTGTAATATCTTTAAGTCTAAAATCTGCATCTTTTTTAATAACCCATATTCCTTCTCTAGTATAGATAACTTCAACGTAACGTAGTGGATTTTTATACAAAGAAAATAAATCTTGGATAGACGGGTAAAATTTATTTGGATGTGTATGCCAACGTATTGCAAAGTAATTTATACCACTTTTTATTTCACATGTATGTCTATGTAGTGTATCAGAATTTGATATAGATTTGTCTTCAACAAGATCGGCTCTATACACATTTGTAAGTCTATTTGTAACAAAAACACCACAATATTCTTTCAATTTTTCTTCTCTTTTTAGTTGTTTATAACGATAAAAATCAAATGATGGAACTATATATTTCATTTATTTATAAGTAAAAGAAAGTTATATCAAAAGTTATATAAAAAGTTATATAAAAAGTTATATCGTAGTACTTATTTATCATATTTTTATGATAAATGTAAATGTTTAATTAAATTGTATCCAATATTCACATGTATCGTTCCCATAAAGATGCAACAGTTTGACTCATTTCAAACGGAAATTCTAACAAAAACTCTTTAAAATCAATAATTTTATCTTTAATATTATCCAAGTCATAAACTGAAAGACCATTTTCATCAATACGACGACTATAACATTCAATATATTCATAAACTAAACGAGCCAACATACCGCCTAATATCGTATTACCAATTGCACTCGTAATACTCCAATGAAATGCATCAGTATTATTAATATTTTTTACTTTTGTAAAGCACGTTTTTTTGCGACTAATAAATTGTAAAATAGGATCGTTCATTTTGTTAAGAAAGTCTATTTCAAACTTGTTATCATCACTAATTTCTTTTTCACTACGAACTTTTACCAAATCTAATAACTCTGAACGTGTCATTGCATACTTATTTTCATAATAGTTATCAAATACATTTGGGAAATTTTTTGGGATATGATATTGAAAAATATAACGTTCCAAGTCTTCCTTATTTTGAAACGAATAAAAACGTAATGCATTTTTTAAGTCTGTTTCAAACCTTTTTTTATCAAGGTAATAATCTGATAATGTTTCAAATGGAATTTTTTTATCATGAAAGTCAGTTCGAGGATTTTTAATAAATTTTGTACGAAAATTGTAACCTTTTACATAGTAAAAAGGTTCATATGAATTAAAATTGTAAATCAATTCAATGGACGACATTTTGTGATCTGTGATGCAAATATTTGTAAAATTTCAATTTTATAAAAATATATCGAAAATACAAATTAAAGACATGTATAAGATGAAAAAGAAAAGAAAAGAATGTCCCAAAAAGTTTGTAAACATTTTGTAAAAACTGGTAACTGTTCAAAAGGTACAGATTGTGAATATATTCATGAAAATAATGTTTGTTTCTATTTCTTTATGAATGGTACATGTCGTAATGGAGATTCTTGTGAGAAATCACATCAACACCGCTTTCAACCTTTTAAAAGAGAGTTATTGACACTTCAAACGCAAAACAAAAATAAACAAAATTCACCACCTCGTCGTCAAAATGGTATAAAAAACAAGAAAAATACAGAAAGCTTTATTCCTTCACATAAACAGGCTGATACTCGTATCATGTACGCGGATGGAAGTAATATGGCGTGTGTCTACCCTCATGTATATAAATCACGTGATTTATTTATTGTCAACAACTTGTTCGCTCATAATGAGAATGAAATGTATGAAAAATTATTAAAAGAAATTAATAGCGAAGATAATGACTTGTGGAAATTATGGCATGGAGACAGTCACTTAATTGCCGATGATCAAAGTAAAAAATATAAAGGTTGGAAAGAAAAATGCCCCACATTTGCGACTGTGATTGAAACATTTAAAAACTATTTTGGTATCGATATCAAAGCAACGCGATTTAATTGGTACAGGGATGGTAGTGACTGGAAACCTTTGCATTTTGATGCAGCTGCAATTGATCCTGCTAAAGCAAAAACGCAAAATGTAACCATTGGAGTATCGTTCGGCCGAACAAGAAGTGCATTTTTTGAAAATGCAACTACACGAACAACAATGGAATTACCTTTAGATAATGGTGTAACTTATGGATTTTGTTCAGCTTTTAATTCTGAATGGCGTCATGGTATTACACAGTTAACAGAAGAAGAACGTACTAAAGATGATTCAGGACGTATTAGTATTATTGCATGGGGGTGGGTTGATACTGTTTAAAAAAACCATCACCAAAAACACATTTAGACTAATAATTAGTAAAATGTCATTTAATAGACGAGCCCGTGCGTATGTTACCGCTTTTTCGCAAAAAAGATGTAGTAATACTGTTTTGCTTGCGTATATAATGCTCTATTATTTACAAGTGTAACAGATGAACTATATAATGGATAAATAAAACGTACATGTTGAAGTGCATTTAATTCTGTTAAAAAGTCTGCATTCCAATTTATCTTGTAATAAGTTTCTCCATTTGATTTGAAATGGGAAAAATAAAGTTCATCGTTATTGTGATTAAATGACAAAATATAATTTATAATATCAATAGGTAATGATAACGGTAATGACGCAAATGTAGACATACTTATAATTATAACTATAATTATAAATAATATAATATGTTTTTTACACCTACCCCAAAGAGGGGACGGGTCCCCTTGCGACGGAGTGGCACTTGAAACAGACTAAAACACCGTTTTTAAGTGTCTTAAAATCAACCTATGTATATGCACGGCGAAGCCGTAAACGGCTGTTTACTATTAACAAATAACTACACTAAAAAAATAGTGGATAGCCGGTGTGTATTTTAGGTAGATTCAATAAAAATCTGTCTACAATTAGGACATGATAATTTTTGGTGAAACCAATTTTCCAAACATGATGCATGCCCAAGAACTCGATGACAAGTAGTGCATTCCACTACAGTTTGTTTAATCGTAATTTCTTCCAAACATACTAGACACGTTTCATCTACTAACGATGTATTTGGAGGTATAATATGAATTATTAGCGCATCAACTGCATCTTCAGCTAATCGTGATTGTATTGGTAATTGTGATTGTATTGGTAATTGTGATTGTGATTGTGATTGTGATTGTGATTGTGATTGTGATTGTGATTGTGATTGTGATTGTATTGGTGATTGTAATTGTGATTGTATTGGTAATTGTGATTGTAATTGTGATTGTATTGGTAATTGTATTGGTAATTGTGATTGTAAATCTAATTGTGATTGTATTCGAATATCTTCATCTTCATTTTCATTTTCATTTTCATTTTCATAATTGAGCCAATAGTATCTAATTAATAATAAAAAAATAATAGTAAATAACCCACTACCATACCCAATTATAAAGATAATTGTATTTTCAAACATATTGCATTACCTATTTAATATAGCCAATTCATTCTTAAAGTCACTATTATGATTTGGATTATCAATATTTACAATTTGTGCAAAACAATCGATCGCTTTCATTGTTTTATCATGTAACAATGATTTACGCCCATAATCAACAAGTTGATCGTTTTCTATATTTTCTAATTGCTCTTGTTCATCTTGAACATTTTCAATGATGTTTTGATATACCTGTTGACTCACTTCTTTGATTGGTTCAAACACTTTTTCGGTAAATGTACGTGCTTCATAGTCTTCTTTTACGTTTCCAAGTTCATCAACATACTTGAACTTTTTGCGACTTACATCCGAACATGTTAGTAATACTTTTTTATCTTTTGTTTTGATGATATGGTCTGTGCAAAGTTGTGCAATACCTTTTTGACCTGAAAAAAATACTTGTTCCGTTAAATAATTATGAAACTTGTGCTTTACATCTTCAGGCTTTATATTTTCAAGAAAGTATTTGTCAGAAAAAATATTGTTTCGAACGTTATTGGTGGTTACACTCGTTGTGTTACTTGTATTTGGTTTATCAATTGCTTGTGAAGCAAGTTTTTCAATAGTTGAAAACATCTTGTCAAGCTGGTTTTGAAGGTCTTTAACCGTTTTATCATTAAACTCTTTGAGCGTTTTAATTTCTTTTGAGTGGTTTGTTTGAAGATCAATTATTTCTTTTTTATGATTTTCACGTAATTCATTAATAATTTTATCTTTATCTGTTAATTTTAAGTCATATTCATTTTTTAACAACAAATTTTGATAAACTTTACACACTTCATGATGATTTAAAAGTTTTTGATTATCTACACAAGAATGTTTACATCCTTTACAAATAAAATTTGTTTTAAATTCTAACTGTCTTAAAGCTAAACATTTTTTATTACTTTTATAATGATTTTTTAAAACATATTTTGAACTTAATTTACTATTACAGAATTGACAGATTACGTCGGTCATTTTATTATAATATATCTTTTTAAATTAATGAAAAATTTTTTCATTAATTATATAATTTTTGATTAAAAATGAAAAAATTTTTCACTAATTTTCATTAAATTTTATTAAAAAAATAACCATTATTATTTAACTTTATCATTTTTTAAATCAACCTGAATAAAGGTTACTATTTTAATGTCATTTTAAATAATTTAAATTTTTATAAAAAAGTTTAGACTATAAAAATTACCAACACACACAAATATTGTGTGTGTTGATTTATAAAACTTTTGTAAATATTTTTAAAGTTACAAAAGTTTTATTACAATAAATACACTTTTCATTTTTATTTTTAACTTTAACCTATTGCTGGTCTCTTTATATACTTTTTACATATTTTTTGTACAAATTTATAAATTTTTATATTTTTTACAAAAAATCTGTGTATTTTTGAAATTTTTTGTAAAAAATATAAAAAATATAAAACTTAATTATTTTTTAAAATGTATTTTTTAGTTCAACCTGAATAAAGGTTACTATTTTAATGTCATTTTTAAATAATTTAAATTTTTATAAAACTTTTGTAACTTTATAAATTTAATATATATTATAGTAAAAATAAAGTAAACATGCAAACAAAACGTTTATTATTGTTTCTGATTGGATGTATTGGTTTACGAACAGCTCTTGTTTTTATCGCAAAATATGGTGATAAAAATATAGTATTTTTACTTGCTTGTGTTGCTGTTATGATTTCTTTAGGATTTTTTACTATTTATTTTACTGGAATGAGAAAAACAGGACCAGAAACATTTGGAGATAAAATATGGTGGAACGATCTTCGTCCAGTTCACGGATTTTTATATTTATTATTTGCATTGCTTGCATTTCAACAGAAATCATATGCATGGAAGGTACTAGCTTTGGACGTATTTATAGGTTTAACAGCCTTTATTGTCTTTCATCAATTTTATGAAGACAAAAAAGTATGATTCTAATGAGGTATTTATAATATTTTTATTATAAATAAGAGATAAAGCTTAGCCGTATTTTATTTGCAAATAATATTATCAAATTGGTGTTGTAATTCAGTCATATAATTAATATATTTAACTAATTTTAGGTATGAAGCTTCATCATTATTCATGGAATAAAGTGCAATTGCACCTTTAATCATATTAATATTTGAAAGCAATTTTTCAACTTTTGCATCTAATTCTGTAAAATCGATATGAGGTTGTTCTTGAGATTGTTCTTGAGGTGGTTCTAAAAAAGTTACGGATTTTTTAAGTGGTTTATTACCTACAATTTTTCCAAGTACTACGTTATACTCTACTTTATGAACTACGTTATGTGCTACGTTATGAACTACGTTATGCGCTACGTTTGGGTTACTATTTTCAACAATGGAGTTTCCAAATATATACAAATTTGTGGAAATACTAGGTGACTTTTGTAAATTAGGGTACATACAAAAACTTTGAGTCATTTTCATGCTAATTATGGTTGATATATTTTATGAAAATTAGAATCAATTTTATAGTTTAGGAGACAACAGTGTTTTTACTATAACATTATTAGTGTTAAAATGTAGTTGATACTATGTTATCTTTAGATTATTTAACATTTTTTTTAGATTGTTTTAGATTAGAACGTTTCTGACTTTGTTTAGATGATTTTTTAGGTGATTTTTTAAGTGATTTTTTAAGTGATTTTTTAAGTGATTTTTTAGGTGATTTTTTAGGTGATTTTTTAGGTGATCTAAATTGTTTAGTAGAAAAAGAGAATGTTTGTACAAGTACAAGTTTATCAAGTTCTTTATCTCGTTCTTCTTGTAAGAAATCAAATGTATTATACTCAAAGGTTGCCATATCTAAAATAGCAGGAAAGGCTTCTACTAAATAATCAAGGTCTACGTAAACTGGATAAGTTGGATTGTTACCATCTTCATTCTCATAATATTTGCGATTTTTTACAGAATCTACCAACCGTTTTTTAAATACATCGGTATCTGGGTTATGACTCTTGAATTCACCTACTGGTGTAGAAGGTCCTACTGGTGTTTCTGGAGCTACTGGTGTAGAAGGTCCTACTGGTGTTTCTGGAGTAGTAGTCGTTGCTGTAGTCGTTGCTGTAGTCGTTGCTGTAGTCGTTGCTGTAGTCGTTGCCATACCAAAATCAATCATCATATACTGTTCTTTATCAGATTTTCTCATAAAATTACCACCATGAGTATCATTATGATGGATACCAATTTGATGGAGACCATTTAACAGATTCAATGCTAAGAGCATACATTTTAATTTACGTCGTTTTTCAGCAGGCGAATCAACCAATATTTTGGCTTCCATATAGTCAAACTTATTTTTCAAATTCAAACTAAATACATCTCGTAACCGAAGATAAAATTTAGTAAACTGTTTTGTATGGGTATAATGATCCATAGAAGACCACCATTCTCTTAACAGAAAAGAATAATATTCATGATTATGTGGAATTAGATCCATATAAGGAGCACATACTTCCCTGTATACACGACGCATTTGTTGGAGCTGGTCATCTGATAACGAGAATAAATCACTATAAAGTGACACATCTAAACGATCCATTACAAATGCTTCACGTTGATCTGTTGTACATTTTTGGGTTTCATAGACTGGAAGCGCATAGTCTTTAGCAGCAGCAATGTTTTGTATTCTAACTTCATTATCGATATGTTGATTACCATTGATATCATTAATCACTTTCATAACATAAATACAATCTTTTTCACAACATGCTTCATAAGCTGTTCCATAACTACCTTTTCCTAATACATTTTCTGTATTATGAAAATGGGTAGTACATTTTTTAGGTGTTTTATATTTATATTTTATATCAATACACGTTTGCATATCTTTTATTTATAGATAAATTTATAGATAAATAAAAGTAACCAATAAGTTATTTAAGTATGTAAGTATAAAATAAAAATAAAATGCACGTAGAACTTGTTTCCTATAGTAAACCTTCTGATGAACTCATTCAAGAAGGCATTACAACCATGAAAGACCTTGTTGCCTTCTGTGCTCGTGTATCCAATCCATCCAATCAGTTTTCGGTTGAAACTTCTGAACGTCTTATTACTTATTTGATTAATCATAAACATTGGTCGCCGTTAGAAATGGTCAGTGTATGTTTAGAAATCGAAACCACACGTGATATTGCCCGACAAATGCTTCGTCATCGTTCTTTTTCGTTTCAAGAATTTAGTCAGCGTTACGCAGATCCTGTTAAGGAATTAAATTTTGTCATTCGTGAAGCACGTATACAAGATACTAAAAATCGTCAAAATAGTATAGATATTACTTCATTAGAAGACAAAAAATTAGTTTGGGAATGGGAGGCCCAACAACAAAAAGTAATTGATACAGCCAAAGAAGCATATACGTGGGCAATAACAAATGGTATTGCAAAAGAACAAGCTCGGTGTGTATTACCAGAAGGAAATACGGTTTCTCGTTTGTATATGAATGGAACACTACGTTCATGGATACATTATTTAGAATTACGATCAAGCAATGGAACTCAAAAAGAACATATGCAAGTTGCACTTGCGTGTGCACGAGTGATTAAAGAGATTTTTCCAATTATCTTATAACAAGAAAGACAATATATAATTTTATATAAATTATATAATAAAATGGAAATGTATGCGCTTCCAATGTCAGTAAAATTTGGTAATAATAATAAATTAATTATTGAAACATCAAACAAACCAGATGATATGTTATTTAACGAAATAATTAATGAAGAAGGAGAAGGAGATCCAAGTTTAATAAAAAAAGAATATGATAAACAAAATTACGAGTTTAGAAGAATTGTTAATCAATTTGCAGTTAAAGGTAAATTTATTGATAATAATAATGTATGTATATCAAGAGATCAAGATATGTCTAACCCAGTTAAATGTACTTATAAATATGAAAAAATAAGACAAGGAGAGTTTACAATATATAGAATTACATTCATTTCTTCTTTACCTTTACCTCGTAATTTTATTGAAGGTTTAAATGATGCTAATCCTAACGAAAGCATTCTATACCATAATTTAAAAACTACATCTTTTTATTTGTTTAATTTAACAAGAATGTGCAATGATTTTACAACAACTTTTGATAAGAAAATATTGAAAGTTTTAACTCGATATAAATATGTACTTGATGATGATTGTTCAAAAAAAATTACTGATTATATTACAGCAATTATTGATGAACACGGAGGATTATCACACGATGTAGGATCACTTATTGCTAGTTTTTTTAAATCCAAACGTAGTAATCGTAAACGTAGTAAAAGCCGTCGTAATGGGGCTGAACCCAGTAAACGTAGTAACCTTAAACGTAGTAACCTTAAACGTAGTAACCTTAAACGTAGTAACCTTAAACGTAGTAAAAACCGTAATAACGGGGCTGAACCCCGTAAAAATAGTAACCATAAAAATAGTAAAGCAGTTTAAGTAATTATATTTAGTATAAAATGGGTTGTATAAGTAATAAGGAGAATAAAGAAGAAAGTGATAAAGAATGTGATAATAAACAGCTAAAAAGTGAGATAGAACTCTCTGAAAAATTAACTAATACAATTATAACGAATTTTTCACCTTTACAGCCTTTACCGCCTTTACCACCTAGATCTGTTGATAATAATAAAAATCATATACGTATACGTGTTGATATCGATGAAGCGACTGATTTTGTTATAATTGATCCTGAAAATGAATTAATGCAAATAGAAAATTTAGAAATAAAAGATAATCATTTAGCTTAAAATTGAAAAATAATCTTAAAATAATCTTAAAATAATCTTAAAATAATCTTAAAATAATCTTAAAATAATCTTAAAATAATCTTAAAATAATCTTAAAATAATCTTAAAA